TACGCCTTAATTACATCTGTTGAAAACAACTTCTGTAGATTCAGAAGGTACATCCGTGAAGCGTTGTTGTCTCCGCCGCTCACGGATTTTTTGTAATCTAAATTATTTATGATGCGTTTCAAGGACGGCACGTCGAACACCAAGGTTGCAAAGGTTTCATCACCAATGCAAAGATTGTGGAACCAGTAGTCTGCTTCAGTTGCTTCTATGCCACTGGGCTTACCATAGGATTCGTACTCTATGGCTATGTTGCCAGTTTTCATCCACATGCCACGTTCAGATTTGACCTCAATCTTTTTATCCGTAAGCATGTCGGCAACTTGCTGTTCGCGAACCTTGCCGTAGGATAAATCGATATCGAACTTCTTGCGGTCACAGACTGCTGGTTCCATCGAAGTCATGCTGCCTCTCCCTCTTCGTTCTTCTCTTGGATAGAAGCAACTAACATGTTCGTAAAGGCAGACTGTGCTGTTCGAAGCTGGTCGATGCCAAACTGCGCATGTGCAATCTTACCATTCAAATCACGAATCTGGTTGATGATGTACTTCTGCTTGTCTTCCAAAGTATCAAAATCGTACTCTGTTCCATCAATCGTGATGATGTCTTTTTGTTCTTCACTCACTGGTGTTCTCCTCAATGTTAGGTAACCAAACTTCTACATCTGCGCCACATTTGGGACAGTGCAGGAATGTGACCATAATGTAGTACAAATCATCATCCCTGTCAACATCACTATCCCAAATAAGTTCAGTTTTGCAGTGCCAGCAGTTCATGCCGCACTCAGGTCAACAACCTCACAGACCCCCGCTGTACAGGCTAGTTCCCGCGAACCACTGGTGTTATCTTCCTTTTCGAACTCAGACAACTTATCCCAGTCAATCGTGACAACTTCCATGCGCTGTTTCCACTCCAAGTATTCATCAGCTTCAATGTCCTGATACGGAGCCTGTTGGTACGTGTGGTCACTGTGAGGCAAGAACGACACACCAGAGGCAACGTCAAAGTTCTCATAGACCCAAGCCCCCACATCCATCCATTCGTGTTCCTTTACAGACACAGTGATAGATGGCTTATGTTCGCACCAGTGGATAGCATAAGTCTTCCACAACTCTAGCTGCTCAATGGCAGTCATCTGTGTTCGTGTAACGGCACCGTCTGGTGACTTCATAGGGAAGCTAAAGACAGTTGTAGAGTCTGGCTTCATAACGTCACGCTCTGCAGGGACACCACTATTAATCAGGAACTGTGTTAAGGGGTCTTTATTATCCCCGCGAACGGTTCTGATGAAGTAGTCGTTGTGCCTTGCATGTATCCCGCTTGCTGCGTCCACCAGTTGTGATACAGTACCCGACGGCTTGACACAAGTGATTGCAGCCGACTGTGGGATTCCAAGCATGTTCGCAAACTCCTTGTTCGTCTCCACTGCGACTTCGCGCATTTCTTCGAGCCAACGCTTGCTGTCTACATTTTTGGATAAAACGGGATGGTCCATGATACCAGTCAAGGACACGCCTAACAAACGCTCTTCCTCTGTATTGTCTTTCCATATCTTCCTCAAGTATTTAAAATCAGTTAGGGTTGACTGCAAGGTTCCAAGAATGGTAGCCACCCGAACCTTTGCCTTTAAGTCTTCCAAGGAATCCATTTCGCGAACCACTACTTCCGACAGGTTGCAAAACTGGTAGCCCCGCAAGATAATCTCAGAACATGGGTTTGTACCCCACATGTGGCCTGTTTCACGACGACCGTTGCGGGCAACCTGCTTGTCAGCAGCCTCACGGTTGAACATACCACGCTCACCAGACTTGCTGTCGTATAGGGCAAGCCATTCACGCATGAACGTACCCATCTCAGGCTTTGTCTTGTAAGACACAGAGTTGTTCGCCAACGCCCGCTGTGGCTCTGTTTCCCACCACATGCCAGACTTAGCGTGTGCCATCTGGTCATCGTTGAGGTTCGACAAGCTTATGAGTGCGCTGCGGCGAACCCCGCCTACAACCACAATCTCACCAATCTTACACATCAAGTCGTGGCACTCAATTGGGAACAGTCTGCGACCCCGTGCCTTCTTGAATATCTCAACAGTAAAGTTAAAGAGGTCTGCAAGAGGTTGTGGACCACTAGCACGTCCACCCATAACCTTTAGCCGCGCACCAGCTTCACGAACACTTGACATATCCCATGAAGGAACCTGACCAGCGTAGAGTAGCGCAATCAGTTCGCGAAGTGACTTTGCCCATCCGGGCTTGCTGTCACCAACTTTAATCACAGTATCTGAATCGTTAAAGTTGTCGCTAATCACAGGCAACTTATCTACGTTCTCACGTTCGACAGAAAAACCAACACCTGTACCGCACATCAAGATGTACATACACTCATCAAAAGCACGAGGGCTGTCTACAGGAATGTAGCTACAATTGTAACCACAGACGTTATCCCGTGCAAGGGCAGGGCCTGCAGTCATCATTGCCCGCATAGATGGCATCACCTTCAGGGACAGGATGCCTTCCTCAATCTCTTCGCGAACAGATGTAGACAGTTCGACACCGCACTTATCCTTTACCTGCTCTAGCATGAAAGATATGTAGCGGTCTACAGTTTCGCCCCAGTTCTCTCTGCGCTGTTCGCTATCTATCCAGCGAGCATAGCGTGACTTGTGAATGAATTGTTGATACGGTGTGGGTAGTTGGTTGCTCATTTGTTCTCTCCTCGAACCTCTAATAGTTTATTTAAATACCACTGCGCTTTCTTCAAATCTTCGTTACCATTCTTGTAACGATATCGCCAAAGGTATTTCATTATGTTTCCTTGCAGGTAATACTCGAACCCGTCAAGGGTTGCAGCTTGGATTGCATCTATGCACTCTGTTCCCGCTGCGTTGTAGTGTGGCGGGCTGTTGACCATATCAACGCCGCCATAGGCCATCTTACCAGCCTGTTCGTTTTCGTCTTCCATGTGTCTCATGTAAGCTTCATGTCTCATCTGTCGTCTCCGCTGCCCTGCAACATGTTCCGATTCTTGCGGTCTTCTAGCTTGTCTAAGTTGCGCTGCGCGACCTCTTCTAAGCTGTAGCCTAAGTCTCTTGCTAAAATTGCAACGTACCATAACACATCTCCTAGTTCCTTTGCAATATCATCTTTATAGAAAAGGTGTGGTTCACCGTCGCGAACAAGCTTCTTTACTTTTTCGGCAACCTCGCCTGCTTCTCCAGCTAAACCCAGTGTCGGATACAGAACATTATATTCTTGCGGATAAACTGCGGTGCTTTCTGCCCGCATCTGATACTCATCTAGTTTCATTGCTTTGTTCCAAAATCTACTTTAACTATGTTTTCATCACGGCTTGTTATACGGTCACGGGGTTCGAACTCCACGCCCTCATCCTCTAGTTCCTGTAGGATAGTATCCTTCATTTCCATAAAAGATATACGGGCTAACCCTGCTTGTATGAGTCTGTCGAAGTCGTTCTCTAGCATCTCAACAATCCCCTGCTGCGCCACGAACCCTGCGTCCATGTAATCTTCATCTTCTGGTATAGCAGTTGTATCGTATGCTGTCATCTTAAAACTTTCATCGTCCGTTCTTTTTAAGATGATGTACCAACGGTCAGGCAACAAGCTACCAACTTCATAATCCCTATCATCCGTCATTTTTAAACCACTCCTCTGGCACACTACCTTCTGCCCACGGGAAACCATAACGGTTCGCCCAATCAGCATAGCTAGTCTTGCTGCCTCTGTAAATCTTGTTCGTGGCCCGAACGAATACAAAGCGAATATCCAAGTCGGGGTATTGTTGTTTGATTAGCTGCATCTTTACCCTGTCGCCTTTATCTAAATGACCCTTCGCTTCTATGTAGATATCTTGTTCAGGTAAATAAAAGTCTGGCGTATATGTTCGCGGCTTGGGTATGTACTGCAGCTTTGCCTGTTCGTACTCGAAGGCAATCTTCTTCTCTGCCAGCGACCTTGCAAGGTTAATCTCGAACTGTGAACGGTAACGTGTTTGCCTCATAATCCTAGCAGCGGAAATCCCGCCTTCACCCCTTCTAGCCTTTTTAACAGATACTGTCCTACTTTTGGGGACCGTTTTTCTAGCTGCGATATTTCTTTTGAGATTTCCATTGTCGGTAGGCATACTACCAACCCCTGTCGCAAGTGATGAACAATGTTCTGAAATTCCTCTTCTATGAGTTTTATGTCCCGTACTTCTGTGTCTGACTTCAAGGAACCGTCTGGCGAGTAATTGTCTCGTAAAGTAAGGGGCAAGGATATTTCCAAGCCACGAACCCTAACAGTAGAACGACCACCCCCACGACGTTCATGTGACTCCACGAACACACAGTAAAGCTGCGGGTTCAAGTCGAACAGTTCGTGGGGGTACTCCCGTGTGTACAAAACCGGCATCAGTCTAGTTCCCGCTTCACAAGCTTTGTGTACCAGACGTGAGGCTTGAACCGTGCCTTCGATGTTATCTTCGGGGCTAGTTCTGCATTCTTCCAGCACTTTGTCTTGAAGGAACAGAAGGTGCAAGTCTTGGGCATCAGGCGGTTGCCTGTCTCGACCTTTTGTCTGTCAATGGTAGTTGTCTCAGGCTCAGATTGGAACGGCACTTTGAACGGTGCGTCATTGATGATTGCCTCGACACGCTTGTTCGCATCCTCTAGGTATGCTTTGCGGTCTTCAGACTGTTCGCGGGGTGCCTCTACGAAATCCCACTCACCTGTAGATTTGTTGATTACAATCCATCCCCCGAACCTTTTACCTTCCGATTCCGCATACAGGTGTCCCTGCATAACGTAACCGAACGGGTCATCTTCTTTGATAACGTCATAGCCGCCACGTCCAGAAAACTTGTTCTCGAACGACCACGGGCTTGCTGTCTTGATATCCCAGACTTCTTCTTCACCATCTATGTTCAGGATGACATCTAGGGTTCCGTTGACGGTTTGCCCACCCAGTTCGAGGGAACACTTCTTCTGTTCCGCAACGACATCTAGGCCAGCAGCCCGCATCACAAGAATGGCGAATGCTTCTAAGAGGTCGCCGGTTGCGAACCGGACAATATCATTGTAGGCAACGTCTTGTTTGTTGCCCTGCTTTTCAAGCTGTTGTTGACACAAGGGGCGACCAACACCGGACATACGAATCCGGTAATCGCCACGGCTAGAGAACTGTTTCCGCATAGCAGCCTTACAGTCCTCGCCAAACTGTTCTATCAGAGGTTCGAGGCGAGAAGAGTCAATCTCCCCCCGCCCCGCTTTCTGTAGAAAGTCTTGGACTTCTACGAGTTGTAACATGACTAGCCAGCCAGACGTTCTGACAAATCAATGTCGTCTGCTGAAGCCATAGACTTTTGAGCAGCTTTGTACTCTGCGAACACAGACTCGTTGTGAGCGTTAACGGTGTCGGCAAAGTCCTTCATCAAAGGCTTGTCAGTTTCTTCTGTACCTGACACTTCCTTTACAAAGGCAAGCTTCGGTGTCCAGTAGACAACACCACCGTTCTTCTGCTTCTCTGTGGTGAACTCAATTAACGCCTTGTGCATCAGAATCTTACGGTCTGTAAGCTGCTTCTGAATGAAGTCGTTGACCGGACGGTAGCCCGAACGCTTGAAGTATGCCATGAACGGCATCTGCTCTACAGGTGCTGCAGTACCATCTGCGTATGCTGCTTCAGGTGCATCGATGATTCCGTAGATTACCTGATTGCAGCTAACAGAGCGGCTCAACAAAACCCGTGGGTCGTCTTGACCTAGCGCATCTTCTTCTGGCTTTGAAAGGCGACCACACTTGTTACCGCCTAGTGTATCAGGAAAGTCGCCAGCTAGTTTGCGCTTCTGCACAGACTTGCAAGAAAACTTACCTTCTTCTTGGTTCCATACTGACCACTCAAAGGTTCGCAGCAGGGGACGAACAAAGACCTTATCTGCATATACAGGTGCAGAACCGTTCCAGATACGCCATGCACCGCGTCTCAGCAATGTGCCATCATCTGTCTCTGTATCGTAATTAATGTTTAGTCTAGGCAGACCAATCTTCGGCTTATTGTTTGGGTCAGCCTGTCCACTCATTTCCATGAGGGCTTCTTCGTTACCTGACTCGAATGCAGTCAGGAAGGTGTTCATTTCATCATTCAACATTTGTAGTTCATTGCTCATGTCGTTTCTCCTTAGATGAGCGTTAGCGTAAAGGGATTATACAGTAAGTACCTCTTCCAAGTCAAGCCAGTTTTTACCCATTTTTAGTTCGATACCAACTGGCATATCATAGGTAATCCCATACCTATTCTTTGATTCCAACGGGATAGCTAACATACATTCAGCCATCACGTCAATACATTTTTTTTCCTCGCTGGGATACACATCCATGACGATGGAATCGTGAACCGTGTTGCAGATAACCGAACGCAAGTTCAGTTCGCGAACTCGTTTGTCTAGCATAATCAAGGACATAGGCAGTAGGTCAGCAGTTGCAAACCCCTGAACAGGATAGTTGCAGATTGCAGTCCGGTCTGTTGCTGCACCCCAATCAGTCCACCTTGCATGAGGAAAAGCGTATTGCCTGCCCGAAGGAAGCTGGATGTATTTCTTTGTTACGGCGTGTTTCTGAAGGAACTCATGCCACTTGGTAACATTGTTATACTTTTCCTTGAACGCATTGTAATATCGTTTCTGGTCATCTGTACCCGACACACCACCATAGAGTGGCTTGAAGGTGTGAGCCTTGGCATCTTGCCGCGAACACCCTATGACACTGGCAGTATAGCTATGCACATCTGTTCCGGCATCCACATCAGTCTTGATACCCTCATCATCCGCAAGGAAACCAGCCACTCTAAACTCTAGCTGGGCATAGTCACCTTCAAGGATTGACCCACCCTCGAACCGGCTTTCAACAGCCCGCCTGATAATAAAGGTAGTGCCTCGCGGCATGTTCTGGAAGTTA